TTATAACAACGCTACTCCTACCCAGTATGACTCTTACTGGTCGTACACCGGTGCTCTTGGTGCTAACAACAACCCCAACGGCGCTTGGAACGACAACGCTTTAGATCAGGACTTTCAGGCGAGAGGTGGATTCCGTGTTATTGCTATTACTGGAAATGACCCCAAGTTAAATGCCGGTGATACTGCCGTCCGAAACATCACTATTCGCTTCCTCACTCGTGAACCGATTATGATGTCTCCTTTTCTCTGGGCAGACCCTGAGCGTAATAATCAGGGTATGTACGGTGTGCAGACCCTTAACTTCGTGTTCAACTTGGGTTCTGCTAACCGTGCAATTCGTCTTGCTCACGGTCAGGCGGGTACTGCTACTGCTACTGAAGCGGGTGCTTGGTTCTCCACTACCCAACCTGTCGTTTCTGCTATCACTTCTTCTCGTCTGCTTATGCTCTTCCTTACTCGCCAACCTTCTAACTTGGTGTCTGCACGAAATGTTGTGCCTTTTGCCGAGTATCCCCGCTATCTTACCAGCGTTTCTCAGGCATTCGCTGTTGGTGAGACCAAAGAGCAGACCTTTCAGAGTATTCAGTTGAACTCTGTCCCCGATAAATTGATTATCGTTGCTCGGAAGAAACTTGCCGACCAAACTCCCGCTGATTCTGACTCCTTTCTCGTCATCAAGAAAATAAATATTTCATTCAACAATAAAGCGGGTCTTTTGAGCGGTAGTGATACGTGGGATCTGTGGCGTATGTCTGTTGAGTCAGGGAGCAATCAATCCTGGAGTGAGTATATTGGGAGTGCATATCAGGGAAGCCAAGCCCCACCCGCTACTGCTACTGCACTCCCTACTGTGCTTCCTCTCTGCGGTTCTGTTCTTGCACTCGAGTTCGGTAGGCATATAGAACTCGACGACGTTTTTGCCCCCGGCTCAATCGGAGCGTTCCAATTGTTGTTCAAAGTTGAATTGGAGAATCAGACCGGTCTTGCTATTGCTTCTAACGAGTACGAACTTGTGCTGATAACTATGAACAGCGGAGTATTTTGTATCGAAAGAGGCACTTCACAGACGTACACGGCAATTCTTTCTCGTGCCGACGTTCTTGCCGTTTCATCTCGTCCCCAGATGTCTAACTCTGGTCTTGCCCGTATCGTTGGTGGTGCAGTCGAGGACAAGGTTAAGATGTTGGCGAGACCTTTGATGGAGGCAGTCGGTATGGGTCAGTCCGGCGGTGGTCTGTCCGGTGGTGGTGCTTCCGGCGGTGGTCAGTCCGGCGGAAAGATGGCGAAACATTTGGGTATGTAAATCATTTAAAAACAACTTTAGTAAATAATATGAACTGAATAACGGTTCAATAAAACCGGCTTGGCGCAGAGGAAGCGCGTGGGGCTCATAACTCCAAGGTCGTACGATCGAAACGTACAGCCGGTAATTTAGCAATAATAAGCAGAAATATTATCTTTGCTTATTATAGAAAGATGCCTATTAAACTTCCTCGTCCTCCTATTAAACCGGTTGTTGATTTAGCAAAAAGGGTTCTACCGGCATTATGCCCCAACCCTAACGTTTCTATTTCGCCACTCCCCCCCAGAATTACCTTTGGTTGCCGTTGAAAACTGCATTTTTCTCAAAGATTCATCATTTTTGAGAAAAATTAATAAATACCATCTTCACGCCAGTTTGCATTTGGGTAAGGATTCCAAACACCGCTCCGTTTCACGCTTTCAGGTGCAGGTTCAGGGTCATTCATACAAGGTGAACCAAATGAAACGTGTCGAAACCCTAAACGTTCAGCAGTACTTGCTTCCAATTTCTTTTTTAATTCAGCATTCTCCTTTTCTAAAGTTTCAATCTTTTTGTATAAATGTTGAACTTCATAATATGCAACTGTTCCCTCCATTTTAGAATAATAAGAGATTTTAATTTTTTATCAAGTTATCAAGAAATAGTATGATATTCGATTTTACAGTCGAAATGAAAAAAAATTGATTTGGATTTACGATTCATAATCTTATACAAGCAATCAAGCATAGCATTATGTCGAAAAACGGAGAGCGTATCATCACCCAAGACCGCATTCTGCCTGAGTCAGAGTGGAGTGAGGAAGTCAATCAGGCAAAGGCGTTCTTGGAGAAGGAGGGTTTTCAAGTCATTATGTGCGGTTCAATCGATATGGTTGGAGCATTCAATAATCACGTTCATCAGATTCGAGGTCTACTCGCCGAAAAGAAGATACTTCAGGCGGAACTTGCGAAATACAAAGAGGCATACCCCGACCCTGACCCTGAATCTGCAGACGAGTACAGCGAGGAGGAGGAGGAAGAGGACTAAGAGAGCGAGGTCGCTGACTGTACACTTCTCAAGTCGCCTATTATCGTTGCATTACACACGCAGTTATGTTTATAATACCCCTGCTTAGTGGAAAACATCTTTACATACTCGTAGAGATGTGTAAGCAGATTTTTTTCTTCAACAAAACTACTATTGTGGTGTCGCAAAGAGGATAGAGTCGAATTGCTGATACTGAAAGCGTGTAGTGTATCCTTCCAAATCTTATATTTGGCGTTGAGTTCACGCTGTGCTTTCAGATACTCCTCTTCAGTATACAGTTTCTTCTTGGAAATCTCTCGCAACTTGGCGAGTTCAGCGTTGTATTGATCCATAAACACTTTGTGATTTTTATCAATATCTGTATTGAGAATGCTGATATAAGTTGCAACTTTGTTTGCTTTTTCACTCTGCGTCTGCGGAACTCGAATCATCTTGTGAGTAGCAACCGATACGGGTAGTACTGCAGGGGCAACGGGAGGTGGCGGAGATACTGCTCGACCTTTGACGACTGGTGGTGGCGCTGGTTTTGCGACCGGTTTGGAGGACGCTGGTCGAGGAGGTGGTCGGAGGATTTTTTTAACTGCTTTGACTGCTTGTCGTATGCGTCTGCCTCCACGCAGGTCTTCGTCTTCGTTTGCAGAGAGGTCATCAAATCCGAGCGAGTAGTCCTCGGCATCTTCTGCGTTTGCGAAATCCAAATCGGTAGATGCGGATAATGAAACATCATCTATCGGCAAGGCGTATACACAGGACGCAGAAAAAAGTAGCGCTAAAAAACAGATTGCCTTCATTCTATTTGTTTTATATCTTATGCAGAGATTTTATATTTTGGTGCTTTCTGTTTTCCGGTAAATATCTTATAATTCTCATTCGTGATTCTGATAGGGTCGGGGTCTTCGTCCATATCTTTCGGTTTCTCCAACTCCCGAGCGTGTCCTTGACGGACTGAACCAAATATATCGCTAAATGGTATCAAACTTTCATCAACATCAAGGGCATTAGATGCAAGAGCGGGGCGAACGTGAATAGGTGGGTGTACACGTGAAAAGGGGTTAGGCATTCCAATCCTGCGTTTGAAGGGAGTCATTTCTTCAGCGTCGTCATAATCAACATTTCCACCGTACGACTCATACGGCATTAGGTCGTTGATATTGTTATTCAATCCATCATACACACCTCCGGAAAGAACTTGACCACGTTTTAAGAACTCAGCAGGAGCGTTAAACTCCATAATATAAGGCATAGCATTTTCACGTGCCTTCCTTCCCTGCGACATATCAACAACACGTGGGTCGCCTCTTGCGAGTTCTGCAAGGCGTTTGCGTTCTTCGAGTCCACCACGCCCAAACCCAAAGAAGTCCTTTGCTTTATCGGTAAAAGTACGCTGAAGACCGGAGGGTAGATATTCCTGAAAACGATCTGGAACAATACGAGAAGTAGCACGGCGTACATCACTCATAGTCGGCATATTATCCGCAACAGTATTGAACCAACCGCTTACTGCGTCTCCTGCTTGATTTGCCCAACCACTCAAGGTATCCAAAATACCACTACCACGCAAGAACTCCTGATTACCAAGACCGTACAACGTGTTTGCTTGTGCGTTATTTTGTTGACCCCACGCAACCCTAATCTGTTGAATGCGTTGAATCCAAGGAACAAGGTCATCTCGTGAAGCGTCTTCGGCAGATAAATCAAATGAACCGTCGGCTTGTGGTCTACGCATTTCATCTTGAAAATCTTGCGGTAAGGCACGAAAGAGGCGTAATGCATTCGCATCTGTGGGCGGTATAACTGCTCCGTCTAACTCTTCTAATGCCGTATAAGTATCCCAAACGGTCTGCTGTTGCTGTTGATTTAGTGAAGGAACTGGGAGGAGGGGTGCTTGTGCTAATGCTCCCCGAGTGCCTCCTGCGTCTGAGAATGCCTGTTGCTCTGCCGACAATTGTCGTTGTCCTGCTGGTACGATTGCTGGTGGGTTGAGGGGTGCAGGTGCTGGTTGCTGTTGAGGTGAACCAGGTTGTACTTGAGGTGAACCAGGTTGTAGTTGAGGTGAACCGGGTTGTGCAGGTGCGCCCCCTGGTTGCTGTTGCTGTTGCTGTGCCTGTTGCTCTCTAAGTTGTCGAAGATTTTCCCAAGCAACTTCAGCACGAGCAAAAGGAAGTGCCTGTTTAATGAAGTTCTTACTTGGTTGATTTCTTGGGTCAGCACTTGCGAATTGTTGTATATCTTCGTGAAGAGCATTTGCACTTCCTAACCTACGAGAATTAAAAGGTTCTGCTACTCCTTGTGCAGATCTATCTTGATAATATCTCTGCAACAATTGCATAACTTCATCTAATTTTGCTGGTGCTTGGGGAGGGCGTGGGGGCATAGGTACTGGTTGTGCAGGTGCGCCCCCCGGTTGTGCTGGTGCGCCCCCCGGTTGCTGTTGCTGTTGCTGTTGCTGTTGCTGTTGCTGTTGTTGTTGCTGTTGCTGTGCAAGTGCTTCTGCTTCTTGCTGTGCCTGAAGAAGAGGGTCTTGAGCAGGTGCAACCGGAAAAGGATTTCTTGCAAAGATTGTAGATTCGATTCGTTTTGCTTCAGCATATCGTTTAATCTCATCTTTGGTAAGATTGCTATAGATTGCGTTGCTCAGATTCGATTGCATATAGTCGCACGTTGCATACGATAGAGATGCTAATTCTCTGAACTTGGTAAATGCCGTTCTATCCTGATCACCACGCAAACGATTTGGAAATTGATTAAATGCCGAAGAATATAGCGTCGCTGTTTGTTTCAAAAGTTGTATCAAAGGTAAGAGGTACGTATTGTTCACACCGTTTGCAAAATCACTTGATGCCTTCATTTGAGGTGCGTAAAGTTGAATGTAATTTACGAGTTCATTATACGTCGCAATAATATCAGTCATCTTGAAAAAATCTGAACTGATGCTAATAAGACGAGCATCTGTGATTAAGCGTCCGGGTGCATTTCCCAAATTAAGTAATGTCTGAAGTTGACTATACAAATCGGTTTTAAAACCCAACAATTGCGATAATTTGTTCACAAAAGACCCAATCTTGAATGAAACACCAACATCTGCAGGAGACGGAGGCATCTGAGATTGGTCATACAGATTCGCTTGTCTAATTTCATTTTGGTACACTCGTCGATTAAAGTTTCTATCTGCATTATTCAAAGCACGACGCTCGGCTTCTCTGCTATCACCCTGTGATTGATCGCTTGTCTTTTTACTCTGACGAATAGGAGGGTCAGCACCTAACAGTTTCTTCAATCTGTCCATATTTTCTTATATATTACCTAAATATAAAAAAATATTGAGTTTTCGGGATATGTCTAAATTACATCTATTCAAAAAAATCCTTCTCTGCAACTTTTGCGGGTGGTTCAGGAGGAACTACATTTTCATCTTTTTTACGTTCAATAATCGCATTTTGTTCTTCCGCCCTTTTTTTTATTAACTCACTCAAAGCGAGTTCGTCGGACGACGGTTTGGGTACGCTCAGAGGTCGACCGGTTATCCATTTTAGATACTCAGCAATATAATAAAACATATAGGTTCGTGAGATTCGAGAGAATTGCTATAATCTAAATGAAGAAAATAAAAATCTCAAATTAAGCGATTTACCAAAGTTTTAATGAAAAGATAAACAGCAATATCAGCAACAGAAGGAAAAACATAGTAGAACACTCCACTTGCAATTGTCCACAACATTCTTTATACTATTTTCTTATATAATAAAATAAAAGGATTTAAAGCAAAAGAGGCAAAAACGGGGCAACACTTGAAGCAACGTTGCCCAAATCAGACCAGAAGTCCCCGCCTGAAACTCCTGCACCCCTGTACGTTGCCTTTGCATCTTTGAGCGCCTGTTTATAACTCACGCCGTGCTGTTTTGCGTATGCTTTAACGTGTTCAATCCATTTTGAAGCAGGGCGTTTTCCACCACTTGCACCAGCACCGGCTGGAGATGCGTTGACCTGAGGATTAGCGGACGCTAATTCGTCAACAAGGTTTCCTACTGCTTCAATCTGATTCAGAGATTCGCTGTTTCCTGCCTGACCAGCACCCTTGCGTTTCCTACCTCCCGTCTTGTACGGTTGGTTCACGTTGCTACGCTGTCTCAACGCCATCAACTCTGCACTATTTCCACGCACGGTCTTTCCTCCAGAAACCCCAGCGCCCACGGGGCGTTTAAAATCTTTACCTGTCGCCATATCGAATCCAACATATGGTGCGTTTACAGACATATCACCGCCCGACATTCCGGCGTTTGTGATTTTGTTAAAAGGTGGAATACCGTCGTTTGCAATCGCTCCGCCCTTGTAGAGTTGCTGTTTGCCTGAAAGAACTCGAGTATCCTTTGCACGTTGACCGCCCGACATTCCCTCACCCTTCTTGCCTGAGAATGCACCAACAACTTTACCAGCCACATCAGCAACCTTTCCAACCTTCTCAACAAGAGGCATCACTTTATCTAAACCGTCGCTTACTTTATTTACACCACTTTCAAGAAAATCGCCAACTTTGCTGAGTGCGTTGTTAACACCACTAATCATATCATCAATAAATGACCCGCCCGACATTCCAAATCCAGAGATGAAAGGTTCGAGATAAGACATATCAGGTTCTGCCTGACCGCCCGACATACCAAGACCAAGCAGGAGAGGAGCAAAAGATGCAAGAGTCGACCAATCGAAATCTCCTCCGCTCAATCCGCCTCCGCTCAATCCTAATCCGTGTAAGGACTTGAGTTCGTTCAGAATATTCATTCCCACCTGCTGACCCTCATCTGCTTCGGTCATACCTTTACCGTACTTGCTGTACAAGTCCATACCGGTCTTCACGTGGGGAGCAACAGCACCTGCAACATCTCCCACCTTTTTAATTCCGTCTAAAAGGTCATCAAAAAATCCACAACCAAGCAAGGCACGACCAACTGCTTTGGTTTTTTGAACAGACGAACTCTTCTTACCAAGACCTAAAAGCGGTAGAAAAGGTGCGACAGTAGAGGCAATATTACCGAGATCACTTAGGAAGTCCCCGCCTGAAACTCCCATACCGCTAATGTTCTGATTATATCCTCCAGATTGACCAAAACCGTAGAACCCTGAATCACCGTACGGTGTTCCGGTAGGCATAACTGCAGGGTGAAACATTCCGGTTGAGTTCAGGTCAGGATTAAGAATTGGGTGTTCGACATCAGAAACCTCGTCGCCACCGCTCAACCCCATACCACTTCTGTACCCTCCGCTCTGACCCGACCCACACCGACACGCTCCACGACGAGGACACCTACACGCCATTCCTCCGCTCTGACCTGCGCCTAAAAATGGAGCGACCGCTTGAGCAACCTGCCCGACCGGTTTCATAACGGACATAAAACCGTCTGCAAAATCTGACCAAAAATCCCCGCCTACTTCTCTTTGGTAATCGCCTTGACGCATACCGCCTTGAAGTGGACTCTGATACGCTTCATAAGCGTCGTGCTTCAAATTGCGAACATCAAATGCTTTTTGCTTGTTAGCAATAGCAATATTGTAAGGCGTTAAATACGTACTCATCTTTTGTTATAACATATATACAGAAAAAAATAAACCCCAATATTCCTTAATGTATTAATCTTTGGAAACTGAATATTCTTTAAATATGACTCCGCCTCCCGGATTATTGTCTACAGACCACAATCTCACGCTATAATTTTTTCCATCAAGCGTCCAATATACCCTTCTTGCATATTCGCTCTCACAATCAAACTCTGAAATGTTCTCAAAAGTTCCAAGATTTTCAGTTTTCAAGATGTGTTTCACAAGATCCGTGATATTTTCCTCGTATGTTTCCGACTTCGAGATGAACGCCATTTTTGATTTGTTGCTGTGTTCTATTTACTGGGATTAACTCTCTTCAATTTTCCGTTCTTGGAAACTCCTTGGAGAATTGCAATCTCTGCTCGAAGTTTTTGTACCTCTTGAATGCGTTCTTGTTCCATCTTGTCCATACGAGCATCATCTCCTGCAAGTTCCGTCTTGAGATTTTCGACTTCCAACCGGAGTTCAGCGTTCTCCTTCTTCAACCGCTCATTCAAAGCAGACACGCAGAGTAATTCCCCCCCTAATTCCCCCCTTAAATGTTCCTTTTGGTACAAGAGGACGTGTAATTCCCCATTTAAATATTCCTTTTGCTCAAAGAGGGTGTGGCGTTCCTCTTCCAATTCTGCGATTGCTTCAATTTGTTCCTCGCTCTCTTTCTTCAATTCAGCAAGTTCCTTCTTGAGATTTTCGATTTCCTTCTGGTTTTTCTCCTCCGCCTCCATATAACCGTCCGAATGCCCATCTTTATAACCGCTTTTGCGAACTTCTCCCAAGAAACCTTCATTTTCCTCCAACGTTTTTGAAACCAAATCTTCGTATCTTTTTTGAAGTTCAGCGTGAGCGGTCTTCCACTTGAGAAGTTCTTGCCCCCACTTGAATCCTTCACGCTTGGGTTTTTCTTTTTGATTGAGGTATGCGATTGCTGGTGCGCTCATTTTGATTTGTTGCTATATTCTATTTACTGCAATTAACTCTCTTCAATTTTCTATTCGCCGAAAATCAAATGCTAAAAATAGAAAATAAAAAAGAGGTCTTACCCTGCCTCTGTGTGTACTGTGGTGCTTACTTACTCTTCGTCCTCTTCTTCGTCGTCGCTCGACGCAGGGTTCTCTTCAGGTATGCAATCAGGGCAGAGAGTCCTGTTGCCGTAGTCGCTCAAGCACCCAGTCGCAAACTCCAATCCAGCGTCAACGCAATCCTGCTCAGTCCTTCCACACTCCTCGCAACATTCTTCCTCGACTTCTCTGTCCTCGTCCGACTCACGAGCATAACACTCGCTACAGATAATCGCCTCGTCCCTCTCTGAAATCTTACCTTCATTCCCTTCGTAGCAGACCGGCTCGTTGCATCTGTCGCACGGTTTGCCGTCGCAATCGAGAAACTTCATCTGTTCCTCCAGTTCGTAGTTCCTGTATTGTAAGAATGCACAACGAGCCCTGAACCAAGATGCCTCGTCGTATGATTCGGCGTATTTTTGTCCGAAATAATCACTACCGAATGGTTGTTCCTTCCAAATCTGCGACATCGTCTCCTTACCTCCGCTTGTCGTCTTGAACTTGGAGCAGTCGTTGTTCTCCACCGCCTGAATCTGCTCCGCCGTGAGTTGATACGAGTATTGCTTTGCCCAGTTGCTCATTTCTGATTTTTTGCTGTGGTTGATTTGTTGTCCGCAATTCATTTCAATTTTCTATCCGCTGTAATTCACGCTATCATAAATCCATAAATCGAAAATAGATTTCAATTTTTTTTCATTCCTACTGTGAAATCGAAGATCTTGATATTTCTTGAAAAATTGAAATGTTAAAAAAAATTGAAGGACTTACCCTGCCTCCCTGTGTACTTATCTACTTATTTTATGCACTTATTCTAACCATATCATAGTATTAGATAAGTTCATTTTCCAACAGTAGTAAAAGCAATCGAAATTGCAACTGTTTTTCCCTTTTGTTGCTTTCCCGTCAACGACTTTGTCGAATTGAATCCTTTTTCGTGGTATGACGATTTGCATTTTCTCGTCCCCTGCAAACAGTTTTTGAAAGTATTGAGTTGTTAACTTCGAGCAGGGCATAATCAGAATGAACGGTTTTTCAAGTTCTTTCAATCTTGCAAGTACTTCCGGACACTTGGTGAACGGCGGGTTGCTGACGACGATTTCGCCTCTGTTTTCCTGAAAGAAGTCAATATTTTCGTGAATTACCTTGAATCCCAGTTCAGTCAAGTATTGACCACTCTTGCCGTCTCCGTAAAAGCATTCCCAAATTAGTTTGTCTTTGGGAATGAGATGTTTGATGTTCTCCCACGCAGATTTGGGAGTCATATAGTCGTCGTGCTTGGTAAATGTTTCCGTCGTGAAGTTCGCCATTTCGCTTTTCTGTATATATCTAAAGTTTAGATTTTTTCATTTCAATTTTATATTCTGGAAAAATCAATTTTTTATTAATTAATGTTTAAAAATAAAATATTGCATTATTACAAATAATGTTTTATCAGGGCGACATTTTTGAGGTATTACCGAAACTGAAAAAATATAAATTAATTTTCACAAGTCCGCCATATTGGAAGGGATTTAAATATGATACCTTCAATTCATACCATCAGTACTTGGAGTGGACGAAACGCTGGGTCAAAGAAATCAAACAACATTTAGAATCAGATGGATTTTTTATCGTGAATATTGCAAACGATAGTGAGACACCTATAAAGGCGTTTGAGGTTATGCAAATCTGTTGTGAACATTTTCGATTAATTGATACTGCAATTTGGTATTGTTATAATAGGCAACCACATAATTCTATTCGTTCCTTAACAAATCAAACTGAATATTGTTTTATTTTCCGATTAGACAACAGCGATATTATATTTAATAAAGAGGGTATACTCGAAAAATATAAAGAAGTGTTTGATACGAAAAATGTTGGAAATGTGTGGCGTATTCCTTTTCAGGTTAAAGAAAGAGGAGAGAGTAAACTGAAAAAAAGTATTGGAAAATGGGGAAGTAGTGGGTTTCCCGAGTTGTTATGCAATTTAGTTTTGGATTTGACCACAAAGGAAGGCGATAATGTTTTAGATTGCTTTTGTGGAACAAAAACATTATTGAGATGTGGAGAGAAGATGGGAAGAATTGTTGACGGTATTGATTTATTCGATATTTGATTCCTCCTCTTCCTTTTCCCTCATATACTCTTCTCTTCTTTCTCGCTCTATTCTTGCTTCTTCGAGTTCCTCCGGAAAGAGACAGTCGAGGTCATCACGACAACTCAAACATAAACAACCGTACTTCTCAGTTGCCCTTATTTTCTCTTCTTCCTGCGCCCACGTTCCGCACCGTTTGCACCATTCAGGGTCGTCCTGATAGGTGGTCATACACGCTATCCATTCACGCTCTTCATCAAGTTCCTCTCGAAGTGAACGAACATCTATTTCATATGCGTCAATCAAATCCCGCAACCTTCCTTCTACGTTGTCGCCGTATAATTTGTCCTTGAAACCGTGAAGAGAACGGAGACAATTCATAGCAACAAGATAGTTGCCTTCTCCTCCTTCTCCTGCCTGATACTTCTCCACAGATTCCATAAGTGTACTCAGTAGAGTAGTAAACTCCTCTTGGTGTTGCATTATCGTCGTTGTTGCGTGTTCGCTATATATCATTCTATATGATAAAAACAAATCAATTTTTTTTGATTCTTGGACTGAAATGATAAAACTTGGAAAATTAAAATCTCGATATAATGTAAAATGGATATTTCTGAAACTAAAAAAGGAATCGACGAGGAAATCCGCAAGTTTGTAGATGTTCTGAAACTTGCTGGAAATCCGGTTGTGCAATTAGGTACAAGTTCATTTCGAACACAGCAGTATTTTAGCGACTACGATCTTATGAGTCCAATAAGTAATCGAAAACTATCATCTGAAAAAATCTGCTCAGAGTTGAAAAGAATATTGAAATCTTTGGCTGAAATGGACGATATTTGGTTCGTGGAATTGAAAATACAAAACAAGGACGGAAGCAAGGAAAAGTTTTTTCCACCAGACATTTCCCCGCTGGATTGCGACCGTGTCGACAAAGCAATTAAAACAATCGATTACATAAAAATTGACGCTGTTATCTATATTCGTGCAACCAGTAAACTTACAGAGTTGTCGATTATTTATGCATTCCAAGATGTACCTGCCGACGAAATCTTGATCAAGCAAATCAGCGAAGATTACAAGCATTATAGGGACGCTGGAAACATTTACAAATCGCTCAAGAGGTTATTTAGTATATATCGCCTTGAGGGCGACAAGGAGAAAATGGTAAAACTTTCGTCCCTCTTCAATAGCGAAGCAGGTAAACTGTATTCACTATCCAGCAACCTCAAAGCAGTCAAACTAATTTTAGAGGGCGACATATCGGGTAAAAATCTTGGAGAGAAGGTTCGAGTAAATCTTCAAGATGTTTCAAAAACAATCGGCAAACCACTACGCACAGAAAAAGAAATCGATAAAGCGATTAAATCTCTCGATATTGAAATTAACAAACGTGCACGTGCCTTTGTTGCAGAGAATAGAGATGTGTTGCCTTGAGATTTTTTTTATGTTGATTATATTATATAGAACAAATCTGAAATGAATGAGTTTAATCTTGCAAATATTGGAAGACCTCTTGCAAAAATCACAGGTGGAAAATTAGATAAACGCTTAATTAGTGTCGCACCACAAGGCGAGGTAAATACACAAACTGATAAAACATTTTGTAATTTAACTTTACCCGACGACGCAAAGTTTCAAATCGTACCTGATTGGAAAAAAGAACGTGATATTTTATACATTACAGGAGCATCTGGTTCAGGTAAGTCAACGTTTACTGTCGGGTATTTGGAGCAGTACAAGAAAAGGTTTCCAAAAAATCCAATTTATGTTTTCTCTGCATTAAAAGAAGATGAAACTCTTGATAAAGTGAAAGACCTGAAGCGTATCAAGATTGGAGCGAATCTGATAAGCGATCCAATCGATCCACTTGTAGATTTAAAAGATAGTTGTTGTGTATTTGATGATATTGATGTAATCTCTGATAAAAAGCAGAGGGAAGCGGTTTATAAAATATTAAACACTATTTTAGAATGTTGTCGTCATTCAAACACAAGTTGTGTCTGTACTAATCACTTGCCCACCAATAAAGGTGAGACCCGCAGGATTTTAAATGAATCTCACGTTGTGGTGTATTTCCCACATTCCGGTAGTGTGCGTGGAATTAATTACCTTTTGACCGACTACGTGGGATTGTCGAAACAGGAGATTCAGGGTATCAAGCGCTTACCTACTCGTTGGTGTGCAATTTTTAAAAATTATCCTCAAATCATTATGACGGAGCGGAATATGTGGTTTGTCGGTCAAGGTTGCGACGACGACGATTAATTTACATTTCTTCAATAATTTCTATTACTACAGGGTCATCTTTTCGTATTTCTGTAAACTCTTTCTCTCCCAACGGTTTCACCCGCATAATAACATTCTTGTCTTGCTTTGCGTCGTCGTCGCTTCCAAGTGCATCAATATCAGGATCATACGCTATTCCAAGTTCTCGTGCATTTTTCATTTTTTCTTTTACTTTTTGCGTTTCGTACGGGTTAGTGCTGGTATTGGCTGGGTGTTCTGTATCTTGAACGACAATATGCGTCAACCCATTTGTAATTGGCGGTTTTGATACACCTGTCTCATTTTTATAGAGACCGTTGTATTTTTGTATAATATCTGCATCAATAAGTGGCGCTATATCGAATAAGTTTTTGAGGTCGGTTTTTATCAACGCCAACATATCTTTTGGATTTTGTCGCTGGTCTCTCGAAAGAGACAATTCAATCTGTATTTTATTGAATATTTGTGAGAATTGCAAGGAACAGATTCGGTGTCCTTCTGCCCGTTTCTGCAATTGAAAATAAGAATCTATACTTTTAATCACGCTCACAAATATTGACCCTGTACTCAGAATTATAAACATATCGTCATTTTGTATGTTCATACCGGTCAACAATCCAATCACGCTTGAAAGTACAATCACCGGTATATTGATGATGTTGCTTCTAAATTGGTATTTTTCATACGAAAGGTTATGCAATATCGAATATGATTCTGCTTGTTCTGCTTGATTCTTGAGCAGTTTCTCGAGTTCTTTGGAATATGTTATTTCTTGAAGAGGCATTTATATATATGAAATATTTTAATTTCCTCATTCCTCTCTTTTTTGGGAATGTAGGGTATGTAGGGTATGTAGGGTTTGTCCTCGTTTTTTACGGATAAGCGCCCCTTTTTTTTGTATGTGTCCCTTCCACTTTTTTTTAGAAAAAACAGGGTACAACCCTACATACCCTACATACACCATAACCCTTACCATAAAAAATAAGAGAATGGAAGGGAATGAGACGATAAATGGTCTGGCTGTAGGGTATGTAGGGTATGTTTTTCCCTACCCTACATACCCTACATTCCTTCGAAACTTAATGACTTAAGGAATGTCCCGATTTTATTTTCTACTTAAAGAATATAGGAAATGTCCGAACCTCGCAAGGTATACCCCTCGCAACTCGATCCAGCCAAGAGGCATCAATATTACGAGACCTTTTATGCTAAGCAGAAAGAGAAGGGGACTACAATTTGCCCCATATGCTACGGTAAGTATATGTACTTTAACAAAACTCACCACATAAAAGGTCAGCATCATTTACGAGCAGTTGCAGAAAAAAAAAGAGCAGAAGAAATGAAATCTGCAATTAAAAAGTTAGATCAGATATTCACAGAGGAAGAATTAAAGCGTCTACCATTATCGTCGGAAGCCGGTAGTGTTGCTGGTGATTAAAATCTAAAAATTATATTTTAACTTTTAGATTTTCGAAGACAACTATTTATAATTTTGGTTCATACATAAATCCATCATTTAACAATTTGATTTTTTGCAATCCTGCAATTATTTTTGGAATATCCATACTATATTTGATTCCTTTCTCCGTTCGCTTGTTGTCGATTATAATCTCTTCATCATTCTTCTTGAGTATACTTCCAAAACCCGTCTCCGTGAGGATTTCTGATTCTTTTCCGGGTTTGTTTTCAGCATACCATAATTTAAACTGCTCATACAATTCCCTCGAGAAATATTCCTTCTTCAACTCGCCCTTGTATAACAAACTAATCAAGAACTTCAAATGTATCGGTGCATTCATAAACTTAATTTCCCTGTATGCATCAGTATCCGGCACATTCGTTGAAAGTTCAAATGAATCCTTGTATGTTTTGACCTCATACTTCAAGTAGTGGTAGAAGTATTGAATAACCTCATCATCTTCAAGCGCTGAAATGAGGTTTTGGAAATATTCTTGGTTTCCACGCTTTTCAGGATTCACATCAAACACCGCCCAACGACGGTCTCCCTTTGAGATTGGAATAGGATTGCTATTGTTCGTACACATAACATAATTGCAGTAATCATTAACTGTATACTGAGCAACCGACTTTTTGTTCACATTCGTCTTCTTTTTCGTGATTTTGGATTTCAAAGTATCGCTATTCTGATGATTTGCTTTGCCTGACGCTTCTTCGACAAACACCAAAAGTTTACCCTCGAATAAACTATTGAATGAGTTGTATAGTTCAGCATTATCGTCAACAAAGTAAGCATATTTTTCTCCAATCAACCTTGCACACAATCTTTCGAAGAATTGATTCTTTCCTGTTCCACCACCCTCCGACAGCAGACCTGCTTGGTCTCGAAACAGTAAACTAACTTGAGTTTTCATATATGGGTGTTGTATGATAAACGCCAACCATTTAATCAGATATTCTTCGTGTCCACCAGTCAAGTAATGCATATGTTCAATCAGGGGTTGAATCTTTTTATGCATTTCCGCCTTGCTTTCGAATACAATCTTATCTTTGATTTTCTCAACCTCGAATCCATCAAACAAGTTATAGATGCGTTTGGGTGATTCACTAAGATTTGGATTGAAATCGATACGGTCATACACGACACGATTTGGGTCAGCAACATATTTATCAAGAAATGGAACATTCTTATATTCACAAGTTTTCATATCCAATTCCCATATACGCCAATTTGCAAACTTCAATTTCGCTTGTCTTTCGGGCATATATTCGACATACCCGTCTTCGTGTACGGATACGAATGTTGCACCAACTAATGCGTTGTTCTTCTCCCACAATACTTTTTTGTATTCATAACTATCTGGGTCAACCTTCTTCGGCTTCCAATTGTGAGTAATTTCCTTATTTTCAAGTTTCACATCATACCCTACAAACTCTTTAATCATTCTTGCTCCGCCTTCCAACAATTCTTTTGGAAACTCGATTTCGCCTTCCAATTTCTCGACATAACCTCCGTCGTGAATAAACACAGCCATATAGCGTTTGTTGATTGTTAGATACTCACTAAGACACATCAACATACGGCGCTCTTCGGTTTGGAAAATCAAAGACATAAGTGATGCGAGATAATTCTCCTTCTTCTTGATTGGTTTCTTCTCTTTTCCAGTTTTGAGGTCGTGGTACTGCGGGTGTTTATCCCATACAGTTTGCATCAAAAGTGCAACCTCTGCTTTCAATCCCTTCACATAAGTATACCCTTCTGGCGTAATTACGCCTTCGACATCTTTCAGATAGAATCCATAATCTCTTGGTTTGTCGCCATATAATGTTTTCAAAAACTCATTCTTAGCACGGTCTCGATTATCGGGGCAAACCATCTTCAATCGTTCCTCCCTATTTTCACAATAATCACGCAGTTTGGTATGTTCGATATCATACTGTTCACAAAACTTCAACGCAATTTTGTAATGTGCATTCGCAATATCAATATCCCAGTAATTCTTCTTCGCCAACGGATTTCGAATCGTCCAAGTCCAATTCGCCATTCCCAAATTATTCTCGGCGAACAATCTGCCGAGTTTGTACTCCTCACAACCCTCGCCAAACTTATATACAACATTTGTCTCTCCTGCTCCACTTTTTCGCTTGTAGTATGCACTTGTTGTTTTTCTGTCTTGAATGCTGTACGCTTCGTCAGCAATTATGCTCTTAATAACATCTTCGTCAAACTTTTCTCGTCTAACAATCGGGTAGTTGGGTTCGCTAAAGCCAATCAGTCGCTTAAACATCTTCGTTGGAATCGTTGTTATAATATACACAGAGATTATATTTATGTTGTTTTTTCGCATAAATATAATTATTCAATTTTTTCCTAAATCAATTTTCCTAAATCTAAAAATCCGGAAAATAATCTAAAATCAAACATTCAGTTTTTCGATTTGCTTAATTGTTTCTTGAATGAGTAAAATTGCAGTTTGTGGACTGTCGTCAAGTAAACTTTTGATTGCACTTTTGATTATGCAAACTTTGTCTAAATGATCCTTGTATTTTACTAAATCTTCGGGAGTTAGGTTTTCTGCGAACTTGTGCTTGTAATATTTATTCTTTCCAATCTTTCGTACCTTGTCTGGATTGAGTATACGATAGTTTCGCATATATTCGTTATACTTTTCTCTTTTCAAAATCTGTTCATTCTCATCACTTGACGACATATTATCGAGTGGTTTCTTTATATACTATAATATTATTTTTTTATGTAGTTTTTGAACATAATGTTTTCCTAAAGTTCCACAAAAAAAAAGTAATCTACAAAGTTTAGGAATAATCTAATTCGTTAAATCCAAAAAAATCTTATATTCGTTTATTATAAATATAATGTGTACAGTCGCTATTCAGCAAAAATCAGCATTCAACAAAGATTACGAGTTTGGTCGTCAATCTGAAACTACGGTATTGGATACCATCAGAACCTTTTTTAATGATTCAACAATCACACCTTCAACCGACAAGTTCGACCGGTATGACTTCACAGGCGCTGGTTGCAAGTACGAATTGAAAACACGCAGATTAACACGCGATAGGTTTGCAACAACTATGCTTCCACTTGGAAAATTATTGAGCGAGAATCCAGAAAATAATATATTTTTATTTCAATTCACAGACGGATTATATTATATCCGATACGACAAGGAAACATTTAGCACATTTAATGTTGCCCCGTACTGTCGACAAGATAGAGCAGGAT